TAAAGCCTGTCGTCTTCGAGCCGGTGAGCCACTTCGACATGTCGGGCTCCCGGGCCTGCATCTCTGCTAGACCGGCGTCCCAAGCCGCGTAGTAGACCTCCAGCGCGCCGTCATGACCGATCACCCGTCCGGACTTCTCGAAGGCCTCCACGGCCGCGTGAACGGCCGTGCCCTGGAGAGTCCACGCGGCGGGTGTCTGCGGAGCCCTGGCGACTCGTTCGAGCCTGTAGGACTCCCCGCAACGAGCCCACGTAGTGAGCTGTGAGACGGACCGGTGTGTGGCCGTCAGGAGCCGTCCTCGGACGGCTTGAACGGGTTCTCGACGATCCCGGCCTTCAGCCTGTCGAGCCAGCGACCGGCGAAGCTTGCCTGTTCCAGCTCGGCCACCTGCGTTAGTGCGGCGAGCATGCTCCGAGCGAACTCAGCGAGCTGGGGAAGGGTGAGGACCGTTTCGGCGAAGACGCTGGAGCCCTCGGAGATGGACAGGGACAGGGCGGCCCGGCCGTCGTGATTGGTGATCGCCTGGAAGGAGAACAGGTCTTCCGGGTACTGACCGGAAGCGAACTCGTGTCGTGCGCCCTGCTCGATCGTGTCACTCAATTAGTCCGACCTCCATGCGTCAAGTGAGTTACACAGAGGGCGCAAGAAAGGGCCCACCCGCTAGTGCGGGAGGCCCTGAATTCTTTTACTCGGCGTAGACGACGATTGCCGTACCCGGTAGAAGCCCTCTGTCGGCCGCTGTCTCAGCGGCACAAGTAGAACAGTAGGGCACTCGTACGCCTGCGTCAATCGAGTTACGGTAACTACTTTCCGCGAGGGTGTGGCTACCAGCTATGAAGATGAGAGTTGACCGTTCAAAGCTCCACTCCCACGCTTCCGCGCCAAGATCTATGTGGAGTTGGTACTCCCCGAGAAAGCGGCCCAGGGCCCTGCCGGAGCCCTCCCCGCACACAACGCACTGCGGTGCTGCATCGATGCAAGATGCGGGCGCCTCTCCCGCGCATACCGCTGTCCCCGCCACAACCTGACTCCGTTCCCCGGACGCGGTCCGGCCGTACTGACGTGCTGTTATCCCCACCTTGACCAGGAGCGTTGCCGGGTTGGCTGTCCGCCGTGGACCACACCCTAGGGCCTTACGTGAACGGTTAACAAGCTGCCATGGTCGAGCAAAATTTACTGACGAGTAACAAAACAAAAGGGCACCCGCCCTAGGCGAGTACCCTCACTTTTCGCTGACTTACTGATTACAACTGGTAATACTGATCCTTGGGCGTGTCCTCACGCCTTTTGGCGTAGTACAGAAGCCCATGCTCCGGCGACGCCGGGTTGTCGGAGCTGGGACCAAGGTCCCGATCAAACATGACGACGGTGTCAGTGGCGTCCCGCTCCGCCTTCCAGTTTCGGTAAGTGATCAGGTTGCGGCCTGACAGTTCCTGCTCCGCTGCCTCATCGCGGCTAATCCCCTGCTCCTCGGCTACAGCTTCGATGCGGAGCTGCGCGCGGAGACCCCTCGCGGCGGGTGAGTGAGCGGCTGGGCCGATGCCCCGCCAGGGCAGCACGCGAGTGCTGGCGGCGCGCCCGGGGCCCCATCCGGCCAGCCGGGCAACCCGTCTAATTGACTGAGGCTGCACGCCGTATTTCTCGGCGAGTTCGGCCGTGGTCTTACCGGCCTCAAGCTGCGCCGCGATCTCGGCGTTAGAGGCCTTGATCACTCGTTCGGTTCCCATGGCTACCGATGTCCCATCCAACCAATAGTCATGCCCCCTGCGGGCCCGCGCGGGCCGGATTGCCGACCGCGTGGGGATTACTCTAAGCGATCCTATCTCCCTTGACAAGCGAGCCTATTCCTAAAGGCTTCTGCTCCGCCGCTGGTCAAGAGGGTTATGCTCATTAAATACATAAGGGCCCTGTGTTTACAGCGGGCAACTATTACACGCTGTAGCAAATAGACCAGTGGGTCAGGCGTCCGGGTTCGTTGCACGTCAGAACTAATGAGTTCGAACGCGCGTTCTAGAACCAAGAGCGGCCCGTCTATACCGAAGAGGCCCCTCGAACCCGCTCCGTAAAAGATCGGCAAAGGAGTGTGAGCAAACCGTGAGCAGGGCAGGGCGGTGTGCCGACCGCGAGCTGTAAAGCAGCTAGCGCTCCCGGAAGCCTTCGAGGAACCGGCGGAACACGCCGCCCTCGCGTGGCAGCGCCTTCAAGGGCGGCAGGGGCGCAGTCCGCCGGGTCGCTATCGGCTGGTCATAGTCCGTGGTCAGGATCGCGTCGATGGTCTGCTGTTCGTCGAAATCCTCAGAACCCGGGAGCGTGGGGACGAAACCCACCAATACCCCATCCCGGAGGACCTGCGCTTCCAGCGCGACTGTGTTGTCTGTATCCCACTCTGCTTGCCGACCGTCGGGGAGCATCACTCGCACGCCGAACTGGTAGACGCTCACCTTCGCCATGTGCGCGTCCACGCCGCGTTCGCGGAGGGCATCCACGACGCGGCGGGCACGATTCTCATCCATGGAGCAAGGGTAGGGGCCGACTCTAAGGGGGCCCTGAGGACACGCTTAAAGTCGCCCGAGAGCAGGTCAGCCGGTGTAGGTGAGGCTAAAGGTACACGGACTATATGAAGTAGCTGGACTGGATAGGCCGGTTTTCCCATACGGAGCGTGTACCGTTCCGCCCTCCGCTTTAAAGCTCTCCGCCGGCACGGTGTCCAGGGACGTGATGAGGTCCGCGAACAGCTTCCCGGTGATGACGAGCGGCGGAAGCGGCGGCACCCGGTAGACCGGGCTACCGCCTCCCCGCTCGTTCAGAAGCGCCACCAGTTCGGGCCAGACGCCACGCTGCATCCAGTCGAATTGCCAACGCTGCACCTTCCGCCAGTTGCCGTACTCCTCGGGGACATCACGCCAGGCAACGCCCGTGCGGAGCTTGAGCAGGATTCCGTTCACGACCAAACGCGGGTGCGACCCTCCCCGGAGGTTGGGCATAGAGCCTCGCTCGGACAAGAACATCTCGACCTTCGACCACTCGTCCTCGGAGACCGCATCAGGGACAAGGCTCCCGGTCTCCAAGTGCCACTCCACGGCTTCGCCTTTGTTACCGCCATTGTCCACGAAGATCCGATGATCCTGCGGAGTGACCTCGATATCAAACATGGCGATGATCTCGGCCCGCTCGGCACGTCCCATCGACAACAGACGACCCGCAGCGCCAGACGCTAGGGCGCTGATGCGTTCGATCTGCCCGGCGGCCTGCTCGTTTTGCTGGAGCCAGTGCTGAGCCTCTGCAAGCTGCGTCTCCATGTCGCCAAGCTCCTTCTCCAGGGCCTTGGTTGCGGCAGTCATGATCTTGGCGTCTACCCCCTGCTTGACGTAGTCCACGACTCGCCGGTCAATAAGATCCTTCTGCTTCTTCACCTGCTTGATCAGGGACGCTTCGCGTTCCTGATACTTGTCCCGGTTCCCGGGCAGCGCAGCTATCCAGTCTTGGGCGAGGGCGCGAAGCCGCTTGTCGTCGCCCAGAAGCTTGACGACCTGCTCCCACACGGCTTGCTCAATAGCGTCCGCGTCGAGCCGCCCGTCATCGCAGCGCTCTTCCTTGTTCTTCACGTAGAAGGCGAGCCCTCCTTGGCACACGTATCCACGCTTGTTGTAACTTGTCCGCGCCATGTTGCCCACGTACACGTGACCGCATGAGCCGTGGATGCGCTTCGACAGCGGGTATTCCTCATTCGGGCGGCGGGCGTTCTTCGGCTCCAAGCGCTTCATGGCCGCCCTGAGTGCCGTAACCCTCTCGCCCGGAAGTATCTGCGGGACGGGAATCTGTATCGACTCGCCGTAAACCGGCGTTCCGTCTTCCCACACCTTGGTCTTGTTCGCGCCGTACCCGGTGGTCTTCCGGTACGTCACGTAGCCGTCAAGCGCGGTGTGCCGCAGTCGCAGATGAAGGTTTGCCCCGTCCCACGGGCCGCCGGACCGGTTGAAGAGGCTCAGTGAGTTCAGCGCCGTGGCGGTCTGACCGTAGTTGAATCCCTCGTCCACCAGCAGGGAGACGGCCTCTTCCAAGACGGTGATCTCGGCAGCGCAGGGACCTAGGGTTGATCCCCGCTGCCCCTTCCCCACGATTTCGAAGCCATACGGCGCCGGTCCGCCAGGCCAGCCGCCAAGGGCTACCTTGATCTCCTTGCCGCCCATGGTGCGCTCACGGATGCGCTGATACTCCATCTCGGCAAACTCGACGTAGCGCATGAAGCGTTCCATGCCAAACGGCTCGCTGGTGTCGATGCGCTCATGAATCGAGATGAAGTGAACGCCGATGTCCTGCATGCGCCAGACCCACTGAAGGGAAGCCCGGACGGTCCGGCCGATGCGGTCAACCTTGGGGACAACGATGCAGTTGACCTTTTTCGCGTGGGCGAGTTCTTCGACCTTTTCCATCTCGTCGCGGGTTTCGAGTGCGCCGCTCACGGCCAGGTCGTAGAACCGGCCGACCACGGTAGCCGTGGGGTTCTCGCGCTCCCATTGGTCGAACGATTGATCTTGGTCCGCAACCCCGTACCCGAGTACCTGATCCGCCGTAGAAACCCGCCCGTATGCCGCCGCGCGAAGTTGCGCGTTACGGAGGCCAGGGTCACGAAAACGAGTACCGTTCGTCATGTCAGTCCTTCCAGACTGGCCAGACCCCGGGGTGTTAGCGCACCGCCGGGGTCACCCATGTTCAGGTCCTTACGGCTGGTCCACGTCGAAGAGCAGCCCCAGAAGCCTGCGATATTTGGCGGAGTCGGGCTCCGCTGAACACGCCCAAGAGGTAACGTGCGGGCCGGACCGTGCGCCGTGCCGGAATCTAGCAGTGTTCTCATTGCCGTCGCTATCCACTGCTGTCGAGTTGATACGGCGCTGAATGGTCACCCGGCACACCTCCAATCAGGCCCGCCACCTGCGGGAACGAACTCAAGTGTAATCCATTTGACGCAAGACGTGTCAAGGGAGATATGAAAAAAGGCCCCCTGCCAGAGGGCAGGGGGCTACTCGTTTCCGGTAGGCCAGCGGGGAGCTTTACAGCTCTCCGCCGGTTAGTGCTGAGGCGGCAGAACCGCCGGACCCGAAGGCGTGGACACGGTCAGGCCAGCGGTGTTCGCAGCCTTCATGACGTCCTGGATGGTCTTCTCCGCGTCCTTCACGGTGGCCTTCACGTCCTGCACGATGACCGGACCGCCGCCCGGCGCCGGAGTGTGAAGAGCGATGTTCACCAGATCGGCCATCTTCTGAATCGGGACCACCCGGGACCGCAGAAGCGGCGCGGACGCTGCCGTGAGCAGAGCCGGAATGTAGGACCGCCAGTCATCCCCACCCGCGACAGCGGAGCCGATCGACACCAGGGCCGACAGGCCCTGAACCAGCCATACCGGCTCAGTAGCGGCCTTGAACTTGAACAGAGACAGGTTCATGCGTTCCCCCTTGGATTAGAACTTGCAGATCTCGGTCTGGGTGAGAGGCCCGGCGATGCCGTCCGGGCCGCCTACGCCCTTGGTCCAGAGCCAAGAGCGCAGCGACAGGAAGTAGCGGACATTCCCCGAGGTGATAGGGCCGTACCAGCCCGTGACGGGCTGGTTGTAGCCGCGATCAGCCAGGCACTGCTGAATGCGCCGCACGTCGTCACCAGACGCGCCGTAGGACAGCACCCGCGCGTGTGCGGGGCTGGTCGGCGAAGCCGATACCGGAGGCTTACTCACTGGAGCCGGAGGCTTCGGCGTGGGCGTAGTCGGCTTGGCCGGGGTCGGCTTGCCGGCCGGAGGCTTTACAGTCGGCCCCGCGGTGGCCGGGGCCGTAGCCGCCGGAACCTTGAGAACGTCGCCCGGCTGTATCGCGTTCGGGTGCTTTGCCTCGCTCGGGTTCACCGCGAGCAGAGCCGACAAGGACACGCCCAGGACCGCCGCGATACCGAAGAGGGTGTCTCCGCGCTTCACGGTGTACGTCTTCGGGGCGCCAGCGGTCACGTTCCCCACGGCGTCATACGCCGGGTAGCCATATCCCAGGATGGAACTGGGCCACTCGGTGTGTCGGAATACCCCGTACCGGCCGCCCGCCGGGTTCGTGGAGTTGCCCTCGATCGTGCCCACGGAGCCGTCAGGGTTGACGGTCTCCACGATGCCGACGTGATCGGCCTCGCCGTCGCCGTTCCAGTCGAAGAACACGATGGCGCCGACCTTCGGCGCCTTGCCCCACTGCCCCCGGTTCTTGAACCAGCTGACGTGAGACGGGCAGTAGGCGAAGTGGCCGATGATGTTCGCCGCCCCGGCGGTCGCACCCACCCACGACACGAACATGTCGCACCAGGACTCATCCGCCAGCCCGTACCAGTCGCTGTAAAGCGTGTCGCCGGCCGAGTTCTCGATGGTCCCGAGCTGGCCCCGCGCGACGTTAAGGATTGTTTCAGTTGTTGTCATTCGTCCCCCGAATTGGATCAAATGTAGAATCAGCGGTCTAACTTGATGGCGGCGAGATTTCGATGACCTTGAAAGCGAGGTAGACGTGTCTGTCTTCCGTGAACGACTAAGCGTGCTCGCTAACATCTCGCAGGTAGTTGGCACCTTGATAGCTGTGGTGCCGCTTGCTGCCAGCGGCACGGCATGGCTGTATGAAGAGACCAAGGTTGCGCGTTCAAACACGCAGGCAGAGCGGCCACCAGGTCATGTCACGACAGCGGGACCGGCCAGGGCACCCAGCTACGGGGGAACACCGCCCGTGATCCCAGACAGCATCGGGACTCCTGTGGTCCCCCGTGAGATCGGAACACCCGTGATCCCAGACAGCATCGGGACTCCTGTGGTCCCCCGTGAGATCGGAACACCGGCAGTCGTCGTTCACATCGGCAGGGCTTTGGCGTCGAACTAGTTGCGCCAACCCAGGGCCTCAGGAAAGAAGCTCCGGAGCTACAGCCCGGAGCACACCCGTGAGTCGCTGAACCTCGTTGCGCAGAGCAGTGATCTGCTCAGACAGCTCATGTACGGCCGCCTCTAGCCGGTCGCCCCTGGCCTTCTGCGCCTCAGCCTCTTCCCGCCACACCTCGATGGTGGAGACGTGCGCGGCGGCCTTCACGCGGGCGCGGGCGCCCGAGCCGATACCCAGGCCGCCCGCGACAACTGCCACCGTTGAAATCATGGCCTCGTAAGACAAGACCCCCCCTTACATGATCGGTACATAGGTGAAGTCCGGGGAAAGCGTGATCTGAACCGTTGGCACAATCACGCCGCCCTGGGCTTGCGCCGAGACCTTCACCGATTCCACCCAACACATGTAGGCCCCGTAGGGCCCGTCCCCGGGGGCGTTGTCGGGAAGGTCCATGAACTGAACGTGCGAACCGATATCCACCAACAGCGCCGTGGCAGCCAGAGCGTTGTTGGTGACGGTGAACGAAGCCGAGTCGATTCGCGCAGTCGGTTGCAGATAGTTCGCCAGGAAGCCCCACGCATAGCCGCCGGTCGATGCCGTGTAGTTCTGAACGGTCTGCGCCTGCTGGTGCCACCCGTACTGAGACCACCCGGCAAAAGAGTTCCACGTGGTCGTTCCGTCATCGCCGTTGAGCTGGACCGAAGTCCAGGTCCGGTCGATGTCGTTCACGTACAGCATTGCGCTATCCGGGCCGGTGGCTCCCGTGCAGTCGAATGAATACACGTCGTTCCCAGACTGCCGGAACGCGCTGTCTTGGATCGAGAGAGCGCCGTACCGGTTGAATACGACCATGCCCATGGTCTGAGCGGCCTGAGTCTTGAAGGCGTCAAGGCCAGTTCCGCCGTTAAAGATCGGCACATCGGCCGGTGAGGACGTAGACCCGACCGTGAGCGGAAGCGTCATGCCGGAGGCGGCCACAATCCAAGGCAGTTGGGTTTGCGTCGCGCTGATGACGCTACCGTTGTTCAACGGAGTGTTGACGGCGTAGCCGAGCGAGACAGAAAACAGGTTGACCCGGGTAGCCCAGTCCATGCCGGTGTTGCCGTACATGGCCGGTGCGTAGACCTCGCCACAGAACTGCGCCAGCGACACCCCTGAAATCGGGTCGGTAAAGTTGCGGTCACCGCCGATCGAGAACGCCGAATAGTTCCCGTTGTACTGCTCGGCAACCGGGCCAAACGACTCGCCGCTAGACGAGACGACGGATGTTCCGTTGTAGAAGACCTGCACCGATGCCGTAGGGGAAGCGCCGCCCGAGGTAACGACCTCCATAGCCACGTGGCCACCCCGGGTCATCATGTTGGCCGGGGAACCCGGCGCGATGTTAGTCGAAGTGGCCTTACGGCCGTTCCAGCCACACGACACCTGACCAACTCCGCCACTGCCGATATACATGCTCAGGAACGGCCCTGACCCACAGATCAGGTTGTCGCCGCCGTTCCATACGTCAGGGCTGCCTGCGTTGTTGTACGGCCGGAACCAGAACTCGACCGAGCCCTTAGCCGGAAGCTTCCCGAACGAAAGCAGGTACTGACACAGCGCCGTTTGGAAGTTGATGCCGCCGTTCCCCTGGGGCAGATACCGCCCCGTAAGGTTGACATTCGGACTCTCGCTAATGAACAGGTTGTTCACAGCCGCCGTGTTAGCCGAGTAGATCAGGGCCGTCCCGAATGCCTGATTCGGGGCGACGTTCGCCACATTGTCGAACTGATCTTCCTGGCCGAGGTCCCAAGAGCCAAGGCAGTTCCAGTCAGGCCGGAACCCCATCGACTGAGGCGCACTCGACATCTGAGACTCTCCGAGAGCCCTCATCATGTCCGAGCAGGACAGTTGAACCGTCGCGACCTGGTCGTACTCGGTGGTGCTTTCCCACTTGTCCGCCACGCCGACGAAAACCGGCATGGTCGCATCGCCAGCCTGATAGGCCGGGATGGTCTGGCCGTTGGTGACATCGACCAGTTGAAGGTTCCTGAGTGCGGTCTGCCACGCGTAGGTGGAGCCCGACGACAGGGTTTCGCTGGTGTAGACCGTGAACAGAAACTCGGGCTGGACGTAGGTGCTCGGGATGGTGAACGTCCAAGAAACCGTCTTCCAAGACACGTCACCGGGGCTGACGTGCTGTACCGGCACCGATCCGTTGAAGTACGTCGAAGAGCCCGGCTGAGAGTTCACGGTCGTGTTAATGCCGATGGTTACGCCTGTGCTGTTCGCGGCAAACCGCCAGGCGGCAACCTGTGCCTGGAACGTGTAGGTGCTTCCCGGAAGCAGCATCCACGGGACCGAAATCCCGTTCCCTGACGGGCCGTAGAGCGAGAGCCCGGACACCGACGACGAGTTAGCGGCATACGTCGTTACGTTGGTCGATGGGTCAAACGAAAGGTTCGTTCCGTTCGCAAGAATCCACGTCCCGGTTTCGTTGTCGTCCACCCCTGCCGGGATGCCGCTGTACGTCTGATAGCCGAGGTTCAGCCCTGGAGGCATGAGGTTCTGCCCGGTCGTGGCGAACACCCGGACCCTCCGGCGCGGCCGTATGCGGCCGTAGAACGGTGAGACCGTCCGCAGAGAGAACGAGTCGAAGTAGAAGGTGCCCGCATTGCTGGTGACGACTTCAACGGACGCTGTAAAGGCATTCGCCGGCGCGGTGACCCCACTGGTGAGGAGCCCCCACGGGAGTGGGTACGCGCTGCCTGAGGACTGCACGGGACGGAGCCCGGCCACCCCATGCCGGTAGTGGTCTGCGACCGTCTGGGGCGTCAGCGCGTGGCGGTACAGCGCCACGTCTGCCATACGGCCGTTGAACCAGCCCGTAGCGGGCTTGCCGGTGATACCCCCGGGATAGCTGCTATACGAGAAGTCCACGTAGCCCAGGACCGCACGCGAGGCGCCACTCCCCGAGCCAGTACCGAACTGGACACCGTCGAGGTAGAAGGCGGCGCCCGCGATCACCAGGTGATGCCACAAGCCGTCATTGACGGGAAACGTGCTCTTGACTGAGCCCTGGCAGTACAGGTAGCCGTCCGTGCCGATATGGGCCAGCGGTATCAGCGCGGCGCCGGTCACCGGAGTGCCCGCGCTGCTGATGGTGTACTGAACGGGGTTGGGGTAGCTGTGAGACATCACCCCCGAAGGGGCATCAGCCAGAAGGCCGCCCGGGGTGGTGGTGTTGAACCAAAGCTCGACCGAAGACGCTCCGGCCGAATAGGAGTTGTTCACGACCGTAGCCAGCGGGATACCGCAAGCCTCCGCGACGGAGCTGGTCCCGTTGAAGACGCCTGCCGAAGCGGTACCGCCAGCCGCCCACGAGGAGCCAGCGGCGCCAGCCGCAACGTTATACGTGACCATCGGGTCCCGGCCCGCAGTCGGGGCGCACGAGGCGCCTCCGGCGTCGTTCATCCGGTGGTACGCCACCGGCATCGACGCGCGGACAACGTCCGCGTACTGCTTCCAAGTCGTGTCATAGTCGGTGCCGTTACCGAGGTCATTCCCGGAAGAGTCGTAAAAGCGGATTGCAGCCTGAGCCTGGAGCGTTCCCGAGAGCGCCATCGACATCACCGCAGCCCGGTACTGGAGTCCTGGAGTCACCGGGACCGCCGTAGTCCTGACGATGCGGTTCCCCGCCACGCCTGCGGACACAACGGCCTTGAGGCTGGCCGACCACGACAGCGTGTGCGCGGAGGCCGAACTCAGGGTCGTATTCGTCCCCGCCGTGAACCCCGTGCTGTGGCTGGTCCATGCGGTCGAGGTCCGAATGTTGTCGGGAAGCAGCTCCTTGCCGTAGGCGCGGCCCGGAGTGAACCGGCCGTCCGAGTTGTCGAGGACAACGGATGCGGTGCCGGTCTGGATGTCGTCCAGCTCGGTCGAGCGGCCCCGCTGTGTATCCACCTGCGTCACGTAGCCGGACACGTCGCTGTACTTGACGTACTGGTCCGGCAAGTTCGCATCCCAGCCGATGTGAACACCAAGAGTTGTAGACATGCAGAGGGGGCCCCGCGCATAGCGCGGAGCCCCGACCTCCCCCCGTTACTAGAAGGCCCCCGTAAGGCCTGTCTTGCCGCCGTTGCGGCGTGCTATCTGGCGGATCTCGTCTCGGATCGACTGAGACATGGTGCGAGCGAAATCCCGCTCAGCCTGGATGGAACCGGCCACGTTGATAGTGACGGGCACTGTAAAGCCTCCGGCCGGCTGAACCGGGCCGCCGACTCCCGTAGAGGCCCACAGTTGACCGGCGTTCCTGGCGGCCGTTGCCGCCGCCGTGGTCGCGGTCTGCTGCTGCTGACGGAAGGCCGCTGTAAAGCGGTTGGCCGGCACAGTCACCATGCCCACCACGGCATCATGGACAGCCTTCGTCTTGGCCACGATGCCGTTGACGTAGCCCTGGCCCGTGTGGCCGCCGACCTCGGCATAGAGGCGCGACGGGGAGTTGATACCAAGGAAGGACTTCACGCCGTCATAGGCGCCCTTGACCGCGTTTACGGCCGAGTCCTTCACCTTCCCGGCCATGTCGCCAACGCCCTTGATGAAGCCTTCCATCATGTTGATTCCGGCGTTTTCGAGCCACGAACCGATACTCGAAAGAGCAGAGTTCACGCCGTTAGGCAGGTCCGTGGTGAACCACGAATAGACCGCCTTCACGCCGTTCACGATGCCGTTCTTCAGCCCCGTAAGGAGCTTCACGCCGGTATCAACGAGCCACTGTCCGGCGTCGGCGAGCAGCCGACCCAGCACGCCCGGCAAATCCTGGAACCACTTGAGGACATCCGCGCCGAGCCGAACGACATTGTCACCCATGGACTTCATCGCATCCGACAAAGTCGAGGTCACGGATTCCCACATGGAATCCCAAACCGCCCCGGCAAGTTGCTTGAGGCGCGTAAAACCGTAAACCACGTCCGAGCTGAACGAACCAACCCGGTCGGCGATCCACTTAAACGGCGCCTCTGCGGCATCCATCAAAGCCTTTCCGCCTTCGATGAATAGCCGAACGAGCTTGCCGAAGATCAGCGCCCGCAAAAGTCCGACTAGGGCATTCATGACCCCGGCCGCCATCTCTGACAGCCCGTGCCACACCTTCGACCAATCGCCGGTAAAAATCCCCTTCAGGAAATCGAGAAGCCCACGCGCGAATTCGATCACGCCCTTTACGAGCTGGAAGACTCCGCCAAGGAATCCCTTTACAGCGCTGAGCAGCGGGCCGCCCAAATTGTCGATCAGCCACTTAATGACCGGAGCCAAAAAGCCATAGAGCCCGGCTAGCGCATCTAGAAGCTGCGAGATCAGCGCCTCGAAATCCTTCATCAGCGGCTTCATCTGCTCGGCCGCCCAATAGAGAAGTGGAACGACCTTCTTTTGGATGTAGTCGGTCAGCATTTGCAAGATGGGGCGGACCTTGGTCCAGATAAGCTCCATCTTGGGAATCACGACAGTTGAGATAAACTCGCCCCACTGCTTCAACATGGGGAGGATTTCAACCTTTATGAATCGGCCGACGTCCCGCAGGATCGGGAGCAGCATCCGCCCTATGTCGGATGACACCCGAGCGACGAAAGGAACGACCTGTGTGACGAACATCTTTCCGAACCGCTCGACTTCCGGAACGACGTCGTCCTTTACGAAACTGGCTATCTCGCCGAGGGCCGGAAGCACTTCACCGTGAACGACCTTGCCGACCTCGACAAGGCCCTTCGTGAATCCGCTTCTGCCGTTCGGCCCCTTCGCGGACTTACCTGGATCGGAAAGCGCGGTCCAGATCTCTTCCCCGTACTTTGCCGCCTTCGACAGATAGCCCGGAAGGCGCTCCACAAAGGGGTCCAGGAAGGTCGCCAGCTTCGGACCGACCTGCATATAGAGGTGCTGCGAGGCGGACTCCATCGTGGCCCCGAGCATGTTGAAAGTGCCCGAAAGACCCTTGCTCTTGGCCTCAGCAATAGCCGACGCCTCGCCCGTCCGGTTCATCAGCTTGATGTACTGATCGAGGCCGCCGCCGCCTTGCTTGATGGCGGCCATGATAGGTTCAACGCCACGGGCCCCGAATATCGCCTTAAGGTCGGGCGCGATCTTCTCAAGGCTGTGAGTGTCCAGACCCTTGCCGAACTTGTCTTGCAACTGCTGGAAGATATCCGACAGCGGCCTCATGTGGCCCTGCGCATCGAACGCCTGAAGACCAATGGCCTTGATTGCGTCCTTAGCCTGCTTCGTTGGCGCCGAAAGATTCAGAAGCATCTGGCGGAATGCCGTACCGGCCTGCGTGCCTTGAATACCGGCGTTCGCGTACATAGCAGTGACGGCGGCCGTCGTCTGAAGGTCAATGCCGAAGTCGTGCGCCGCAACGGATGTGTACTTCAAGCCATCGGCCATGTCCTGAAGCGTCTGAGTAGACGTGTGCGTAGCGTTGGTCAGGATGTCCGCAACGCTGCTCGCCTGGTCGGCCTTGAGGCCGAACGAATCAAGGACCCGCGTCATCTCCTTGGCCGACTCGGCGTAATCCGTGTTCGTCGCCTTCGCCAGAGCCATAGTCGGCACAAGCTCGGCCATGCCGTCCTTAGTGGACGCACCAGCCTTAGTCAGTTCGTAAAGGGCCTCTGAACCGTCACTGACGGTCTGGCCCATCTGCGCGAACTTGGGCGACATCGAATAGAGCTGGTTCTCAAGCGACTTCATCTGATCGTTAGTCGAATGAGTGAAAGCCTGAATGGCGTTCAAGTTCTGCTCGTAGCCCGAGCCGAGATGATAGATCTCCGCCGCTACCGCGCCGAGCGACGCCGCCGCGCCTACAGCGAAAAGAGCGACACCCTTAGCGGCACCGCCCATAGACGACACAATCCCGCCGCCGTGAGTATCCGCATCACTATGCGCTCGTTCAAGCCCATGAGACAGCGACTCAAGAGCGCCGACAGCGCCGAGCGCATCACCCGCGATGATGACGCGGAGAATCTTCTCACCAGCCGCCACGGTCTACCCCCGAATCCCGTAGCGCTTCCGCGTACCCGAGCATCACCCGGTACTCGGACAGCGTTAGCCCCCGTATTTGTGCTGGGGTCCAGCCGTAGAAACGGGCAAGCAACGCCCATTCCTTAAGCCGGTCCAGCTTTAGCCGTTTCCCTCCGCGTCCGCCTCAGCGAACTTCAGATCAGAGATGCGGACATGCCGCGCGTCCTCCAGCGTGAAAGCCGGATTGTCACGACGCTTCACGACGAAGACGAGTGCCTTGATGACCTTCGCCGAGAGCTGCGCCTCAGACAGAGGGCGGCCCTTCTCGTCAAACTGCCGGTTGCCGTCCTCGTCGAGCACGGGACGTGCCTTCAGCGCGTCAGTGAGGGACTGGCCGGTGATCTCCTCGAAATCCTCCAGGTCGCCGATGGACAGGTCTTCGGGGTCGAGCTTCAGAACTTCAGACATAGGGGGACTCCTTCAGGAAGTAGGAAGCCCCGCCGACACTTGGCCGGCGGGGCGCTGTAAAGCGAACCGCGGTGCTACTCGTCCAGGTCGTTGACCCGGAAGCCCGCTTCTCTCATGAGCCGCATCATGGAAGCCATGTAGATGCGCTCTACGTCCGCGCGCTGCTCGCGAATCGCGGGGTACAGGAAGTAGCCGACACCACTAGCAGGGCCGTCACCGGCCACCCACTGATTGCCGCGCCACGGCTTGAATTGGTTGTATCTCTTGGCGCCGAACTCGGCGCCAAATGCGAAGGCCATTCCTTGGCCGAGACGCACGGATGCCTGGCGCGTTGCCTTCGACGTCGCCAGCGACCCAGCGGCCTTATTCGCAACGCCACCTAGGCCGGACGCCTTCGACTTGGCCGCGTCCTTCACCATGTCGGCCGCGAGTTTGTTTGTCTCCGAGACCTGCCCCACAACCTGTGGGGCCGTGGTCTTGACCTGAGCCAGGAATTCGTACAGGCCCTCGATCTGTATTTTTTGGCTGAAGTCGTTGGAGTATTTACTAGTGAACTGACTGCCCCGGCCCTGGCCGGACTGATACGGCACTTACGGCGCCGCGTCCTTCGTGGTGTAGACGACGCTGATAGGCGGGCTCGCGCCGTCATCGAGGGCGAGGCCGGTGAACGAGATCTCGGGAATCTTCGTGCCGTCCGCGTGCGGGGCGCCGCCGTCGAACCGCGCATTCGGGATCGTGATCTGGAGGGCGCCGCCCTGAGGCGTCGCCCAGTTCATGACAATCGCCGCCGTGGCCCCCGCGTTGGTCACGGAAGCAACCCGGTTGTACTGAGCGATGCCGTCGAACTCCCCCTTCAACTCCCAGTTGACGGCGCGAAGATCCTGCTCAAGAGGTTCCTTCTTCACGCCCCCGTTGGCCATGAAGTAGCGGTCCACCTTCAGCTTGTTGTCGCCCTTGACCATCACGTCGTGCACGGCGAACTGCTGTCCTGCCACGGTGGCCGAGCCACCGATGTAGGTGAAGAGCTGAGAGCCAGTGCCGTAGGTCGGAGTAGACAGGGCGGTAGCGCCAGAGCCCGCGCCGATCGTCTCTGTCGCGAAGTCGAGATTGAGCGTCAGGCCGAGCACGCCGTCAACGGCGGAAGCCAACTCCCAGTTGTGGACCTTCCCGCCCATGTACGTGAACGGCGTCAGGCTGCCGTCCGTGCTGTAGCGGCCAACCTGCCACGTGGACGACAAGCCGAGGAGCGAGCCGATGGTGAACGTCATCGGCGTATATCCACCGGTCGGCGCTCCCAGAGCAGCCACCCCGAGCATGTTCTTGAACAGCAGGCCGAAGCCGGTGTCCAAGACTTCCAACTTGACCGAGCCGTCCGCGCCCTTCGGGTTCGGGGCCCACCGGTCGGTCCGCAGCACGCGCGTACCTGCCCGCGCCGCCTTGGAGTCGATGCGGGGGTACTTGCCGGTGATGGACTCGGTCTCGAACTCGAAGAACCGGGAAGCGGCGACGCCCGTTGCGTAGGTCGTCTCTGCCGACATGCCGAGGTAACTGTCATGAACTGTGTACGTGCCCATTACGCAGTCACCCCGCTAACCGGAGCAAGGACGGTCGCGGTCTGGTCCGGCGCAGGGGCCGGAGTCGGATCGGAGACGACCGGGGCCGGGTCCTGCGCCGGAGTCGGAGCAGGGGCCGGAGTCGGGTCCGGAGCAGGAACCGCGGCGGGAGCTGTAAAGCTCGTGGCCGGCGTAGTCGTCGTGGTGGTGGCGTCAGTCGTGGCAGTCGTAGCCGCCGGGGCCGCAGTCGCGTCGATGAACGTCTGAAGCAGAAGGGACGCCGCCAGCTCGTCAGAGACCGTGATCGGAACGCCCTTCGGGAACTGGGTGCCGTCCGGCGTCACAACGCCAGCCAGCGGGCCCGTGTAGAGGACCTGAGACAAGGTGAGAACCCCCGTTAGTCGCGGGCTGTGACCTTGAGTTCGCCGTGCATTTGGCCAACCCAGCGGTCATCAGCGGGAAAAGAGAGCAGCCGCCCAGGGCTGTAGATGGATGTGACGATTCCGGAGAGCCCGAAACCGGGAGATGCCTTGACGATGTCCTCGACGATCCCGGAGAGTTCAGCAGCCTGAGTTTCGGCGTCGAACGCCGTAGAGGCCGTAAGCATTACCTCTGAGATCAGGTCGATAGTGAACGTCTCTTCTTTTGACCTGTTCGTGGCCCATCGTTCGTGATCCCAGTGGATTTGCCCGAGGAGAATCCAGCGCTGCGGCTGGTGTCTCGGGTCGGGTCCCCAGATGATCGGCACGTCCACTAGGCCGGCCGACTGCTGTAAAGCGGTCTGGATCGCAGCCTTGACGAGCAATGCGTTAGTGCTCATGCCACGACCACGCCCTTAGGCGCGATGGTGTACCGGGCTAGCACTGCGTCAACGTCGGGAATGCCGGTCTGCCAGACGCCAGAACCCGGCGTCGCCAGGGTGAAGGACCCGCCCTCGGTTGCAACGAAAGACGTTGCACGGTCGGGAATGCCCGACGCGATAGCCGCGAGGATGAACCGGCCGCGCTGAATCGCGGCCCGATACAAGTCGTTAGGGACCTGGGTGAACCCGTACTCGTAGGTGATGACGCACAGGCCGGGGCCGGGAGCCCCGGAGCCTATCGACCCGTCCCAAAGCTCTTGCAGCGTTAGCGCCTGCATCGACGGAAGGCCGTAAACCAAGCCGATTGGGTCTGTAGTCAGACCCGTTTGCGTAACGCCATCGACCGATGCGCTAACGACCGTCCTAAGGTCGGCATCGGGCAATAGGACATAGCCCGTGTTGTCGAGCGTCACCGTGTAGGTGTTGCCACGCGGGATGAACGAGCGTCCGCAGATGCGGGCGAACTCGTCGGTTACCGCATCCCTCGCCGCCGCCAGGGCGGCCGTGGGGAACTTGGCCGTGTTCGAGAACGCGGGATCGGATGCCCGCAGGTCAGGTAGCGCGATTAGGGTCGAGCCGACCACTTCGGCGCTTGTCGTCTGCGTTAGCGTTGCGCTAACCCAGCTAACGACTAACGGCCCGAGGGCCGTTTGCGGAGCCATAGGGAACGTGTAGTTTCCAGTGCTCGGAGTCGTTGCAGCGCCAGACGCTACAACCGCGCCAGCCGCGTTAGTAACCGTGACCGTGACTGCCCCCGCGTCAATGGGGGTCTCGTCGGTCATAAACGTTGTGCTCAGTACCCCGGCGTAGCCGCGAACGAGCCTCATAGGACCCCCCTCCGGGCATGAGAAAGGAGAGGACCCTAAGGCCCTCCCCTAACCCGCTAACGGCTTACTTACCGACCAGCGTCTTAACCGAACCGGTGGTGTCGGACAGGTTCCCGTCGCCGCGCCAAGTCACCTTGTACGAGACCAGGTCGGAACCCCAACCGAACTCGAAGGACTTCTCCACCTGAACGCCGTTGACCTGCCGGACGAAGTAGGTCGAGAAGTCGCCGAAGGCGACCGCGTTGTTCCCGGTGGCCACGGTCGGCATGTTGACGTCCGTAACAACCGGCTTTCCGAGGAGCATGTCCGGAGCGCCGGAGACAAGACCGGGCTGCCAAAGGTACTGACCATAGGCGTCCTTGACGCCGCGAAGCTTGCCCACAGTCGCATCCGCCATCAAGAACTTCGCGTTCTTCCGGTAGGAGTCGATGACGCTGTAATACAGCGCGATGATGTCGTCACCGGAAATGGCGCCGATGGTGCCCATGGTCGTACCGGCATTGGCCGCGACAGCGGCGGTCAGAAGGCCTGTCGGAGTACCGCCGGTGCCGGAACCGATCAGAAGGTCATGCGCGACCTGACGGCCCGCCATGATGCCCGCCTGCTGAGCGATGAACCCGGCAATGTCAATGCCGCTGTCCTGCACCATCTCCTTGGAGACCTGAACGATGACACCGTACTTCTTGGCGTTCAGAGTGAAGTTGTTGAACGCCGCGTCGGAAGTCGGGAACGCGGAATTCTCCGCGACCGGGGCGACGGTGGGCCGCGCGGTCAGGCGCGGGAAGGTCATCGGCTCGCCGCCAGCGGTGGTGATGATGGTCGGGCCCGCCTGCCACACGCCGATCTGCGGAAGCATGTACTCCAAGACCCTCGCAACGAAGGTCGTCGGGATGGTGGCGCCCGCGTTCGCGGCGCTGCCGGTGGTCGCGACTCGGGATTCGGCCGCCAGCGCGGCACGAGCCTCCTCGCCAGGCTTCATGTAGAGGTCCGCGCCCACGGTCAGCTCCTGGCCGAAGCCCAGGTTCCGGATCTCGTCGGACAGGGACGGGCCGCCCTGCATCTGCCGCTGCTGCTCGCCAGTGAAGACCCCGGCCTTGACGCCCAGTCGGGTAGCGCGGTCCCGCAGCTCCTGCGCCTCCGCCTCCCGCTCGCCCTCCTCCACGATGGAGCGGGCCTCCGCGCCCAGGCGGTTCAGGTCCGCGTCCATGCGGTCGAGCTGGGTCCGCTGCTCCGCAGTCGGCTCGCCGTCTACGGCGTCGGTGATGGCCTTGCGCTGCTCGAAGATGTTCGCGCGCTGAGTCAGGATCTCTTCGGCCTGCTGTGCGTAACTCAAAGGTTGGTACCTCCCCCAAGGGGCCGCCGTTCGCGGCCAAACGAAAGAGGCACCCCTCCCCGAGGTGCCTCATGTGTGTTTGGAGCTAGTGCCGTCAGGCACGGCCCCTAAGCCGGATCGCCCGAAGGGCAAGCCGAAGAATCTCGTTGTCCTCCGGCGGAAGCGGATTCCACGCCCCCACCAGGTCACGCGCCGAAAGCGCGTCCCTCTCCTCATCCCAGCCGAGTCGGCCGGCGGCCAGCTGTAAAGCACGTGCCGCGGTGACTCCGGACTCGGTGTCTTCGTACGCTGGATAGGTGACCGGCGAAACGTCGAGTAGGTCTAAGTCGATCAGCGTCCGCAGCCGCGAGCGGCCCTCCCGCTGCCAGTCGTCCTCACGGACGCGAAACGCGAAGGACGACTGTGTGACGTCGCCCCGCTGCATCGACTCCGCCAGGTCCCGCGCGTAGCTGGTGTCTGGCGCGTCCACCTCGTAGTGCAGCCCGGTCGAGTCCTCCGCCAGCTTCAGCGTGCCGGACGCGGTCCGGCCCAAGATGAGACCCGCGTCATGGTTGATGAGGGCCCTCACGTCCTGGCCCTCGCCGAGCGCGCGGGTGAACGCGCCCGCCTGGACCGTTTCCGTAAAGCCTCCGAGGTCGTGAGACCGCGTCCCATACTTCGCGGCGTATCCGGTGAACGTCCACCCGTCGCCCTTGGCGGCGATGTCGAACTGTGTCTCAACCGACCTGCGCTCAAGGAGCAGGCTCATGTTCATTCCCCCCGTCCTGCCCCGGCACCGGGGCCGGCGGAGGGCTGTAAAGCTCGCCTCCATCCACCGCGGCCGGGATCTTCTTCCAATCGCCCACGGTGGGCAGGTCTTCGTCGATACCGACGATGTTCGCCGGGCGGTAGAACTGCTCTCCCTTGCCGTCCGGGATCGGCGACATGCCCTCTTCGGCCCGGACTTCGTCGGGGCTCTTCATCCCGTTCTGAATGGCCAGTGCGTGAGCCTGGTAGCGCTCCGAGAGCTTCGCCCTGAGGCGGGCGTCCATGTTGAAACGCATGGTCTGGAAACCCGGCAGAAGAAAAGTCGAGATGGCCTGCTCGATGCGTGCCGCCCACGGGTGCAAGGTGTCTTGCGCCATGGCGTAGTTCTGCTCTTCGACGCCACGACCCCAAGAGGACGTGACGGCCGGGTCAACCCGGTAAGCGGGGACCCGGTAGAACAAGGCGATGTCCGCCTTCGTGAAGTTGCGTGTCTGAAGGAACTGGCTTTGTTCCGGCGTGATGGTGATCGGGTGCCAGGAAGCGCCGCCGGTCAGAATTCCCACGGCGTGACTGTTGGCTACGCCCTGGTGCTTCTTGACGAAGTCTTCCTTGAGGCGCTTAGCCTCTTCCGGGTTCGCCTTGCCGGGGTGCTGAATGATGCCGGACATGTAGGCGCCCTGCGAGAAGAACCGGGCGCCGAATTCCTCTGTCACCATCGAGATACCGATAGCCTGCCGGGCCGCCTCAAGCGGCGAAAGGCCCGTGAGGTAGCCGGGCATCGACAGCGCCGGGATATGAAGAATCTCGGTCTGATCCATCGTGACGCCGTTCACGTCATACAGAACGTTGGTCGTGCCCTCTTCGGGGAACGGGTACACCCACGACGGGTGAATGGGCCACACTTCGACAATGTCGCCCTTGCCGTTCCGCAGGGTGAAGATGTAGGCGTTCCCGGCCACCAGCAGCGACATGACTACCCGCTGCCAGAAGTCGAACGGGGTCATGCGGTAATTGGGCTTGCGCAACCACGCCGGGGGCCGAACGTGCTCGGTCGTGCCGTCCGGATAGTCCTTGAAGACGTCGATAGGCAGGGACGCGATAGCGTCCGTGATGAGGCCAACGCAGTAATAGACCGCGCTAACCTGCATGGCCGTCTGCTCGTTGATCTGCTTCCCCGAGTAAACGGGGTCGTTAGCCAGGAAGGCGTTACGAACCCAGTCCACCGGGGGCTGACTAGCGAGCCAGCCGAGACCCCCAGTGCGCTTCTCAATGCGGGTGAATATGCTCAACGCTGTTCACCCGGCTTCGCCGACAGCGAGAAGCCCGCCAGGGCCACGAAGGCGCCCCCAAGGATCCACCCGAGCGGCCGGTACACCTGAGCCAGCCCGTAGGCCACTGTCACGGCTCCCACAGCCTCTACCAGCGTGGACGTCACTTCCCGCACGATCGCGCGACGGCCCATCAGCCACCCCCCTGTTAGTCGTCGAGGCTGATGAAGCCCATTCCTGTGTCATCCTCGGTAAATGCGACGAAAAGCGCGTTCAGCAGCGCTGAAATCCCGTCGATCTTGTCGCCAGACTTGGCCTTAGACGGCTTGAAAAGGCCGTCGCCCGTGTATTGCACTTCGACGTTGTCCGCCATCCAGCGGAGCACGGGATTACCGCCGTGCCTAAGGACTCCCTCAGCTAGAAGGGTTTCCATCCACTTGCACGGATCGGTCATGCGCGCAGACGTCTGAGGGGCCTTAACACCCTCTAATCCGCCGTCTTCCAGCTCCGTAACAAGGTTTGTCGCGTTCCACGGGTCATAGCCGAAGAGATCAATGCAGAAATCTTCGGCGTCCTTCTCGATCTCGGCCCTAACGACGCGGTAATCAGTAACGTCCCCGTCAGTGATTGTGAGCCAGCCCATTTGCGCCCAGTACTCAAGCGTCGAGCGCTGCACGCCACGCGCCTTGAGAGCCTTCGACGGAATCCAGAAACGCGGCAGAATGGTGAATCCCTCGGCGTCCGGATCGTCCGGCGAGCCCGGGAAGAGCAGAACCCACGCCGTGAAGTCAGAAACGCTCGCCAGGTCGAGCCCTGCATAGCAGCAACGGCCCGCCAGGTGCTCACGCAGAACCGGGGTTTCCCCGTTGCGGTCCCACGTCTGCATATCGAGCCAGCGCTCAGCTTGAGAAGTCCACTGGTTCAGTCGGAAAACGCGGAACGCGTTCTCGGCGGACGGCTTGGACTCGGCCTCTACGGCTTCGGATCGGAGGTTTCCGATGGAGAGGAAATCTCCAAGGGCCGGATTGGCGTGGTACCAGCCGGTTGCGGGCTCTCCAGTGTCGGGATTGGCAGGCTGGCCTTCGTCTCGCCAGTTCCAATCACGCGGTGTGTTTCGCATGAACACAAACCGGGCAGGGTCGGCGGCAGGATTCTTGAGGAGACCTTCTCCATATTCGTGCTCCTCCAATGCGAATCGCGCCGACGTGTACGCGGCGGTAGTGGTGGCAATGAGAATCGGCTGACGCCGGGTACCGAAACCCTGACGCATCGCGTCCCATAGATGGCGGTCTTTCTGCGTCAGAACCTCGTCGAACAGGACCATTGACGGGTTGGTGCCGAGAGCGCCGGAGGCGTCTCCGGGCAGCACTGCGTAAAAGCTGTTCGTGGCCGGGTCGATGATGCGCTTCTTAGAAGCGACGATCTCAAGACGCCGGGAAAGGACCGGGGAAAGCTCGACCATCCGCTTAGCGACGTCGAACACCAATGAGGCTTGGTCGCGGTCAGCCGCGACGGAGTAGACCTCTGCGGACTCCTCCCCGTCGCCTACAAGGCCGTACAGGGCGAAGCCGGACGCGAGTTCGGATTTCCCGTTCTTGCGGGCCATCTCCAGCCACGCAACGCGGTACTGACGTACGTACTCGTCGTACTGCTCGTCATAGGCGAGCGTCCCGAAGAGCGGCCTAACGATCTCGTCCTTCTGCCAGTCGGTCAGAAGGAACGGGGTCCGCGCGTGGCGCCCCTTGGTGTGGACCAAGACCCGCTCAAAGAAGTTGACGACCTGATCGGCCTTGGAGGCGTCCCAGATGAACGTGCCCTCAGCGGCATTCGCCGGAGCGTGCGGGGCAAGGAACATCTGCACCCCCTCACGGCATGCCGGCGGGACGCTGTAAAGCGCCCCGCGGTTTCGTCGACGGGAGGGGGAGGGACTGCTACGCGGCTACGGGGAGAGCCCCGATCCCGAACTCACGGGCCAAGTCACGCCACGAAGGCGAACCGCTGGTGACTGGCGCCGGAGCCGGAGCCGGAGCCGCAGCCCGGCAGTGCTCACAAAGGCCTGCGGAGGCGTGAGGCGCCTTGATGCGCTCACAGACGGGGCAGCGGAGCCGGGGAGCCTCAGGGGGCGCCGCAGGGGCCTCAAGGGGCCGCATCGGCATCTTCTCAACGAGACGCTTCCGCAGGAGCCCGGCAGGGTGGTTGATCCGCTCCGGCAGGCCCAGAGTCAGAACCGCCGTCACCCGGCGCTCATCGGCGCCAAGGGAGAACCACTCGTCAACGAGAGGCGACAGCGCGCGGATGTCCCTCGCGCCCAGGTGCAGCTTTGGCTCATCGCGGCCAAGAGCCGCGAGGAGGTTTTCCGATCGAGAGATCTCACCACCCTCCCGCCCTTCCGTGGCGGACTCGACCGTGACGGCCGTCTGGGGGTTGGTGGGGAGGGTTAGATCTTTACCACCCAAGGGGTTATGTGCCGACGAACCGACAGCCGGGTTTCCGGCATCCGGTGCGGCCTGCGGCTTTATCTCCTCCGCCGCGTTCTCCCGCACGTCGGACCAGGAAACCAGAGTGGTCATTCGGCCACCCTCACCGCGCACCCGAAGACGCTTCAGATATCCCGCCGTCTCCAGCTCCTTCAGCGCCCGAGAAACGCGCTCGCGGCCCTCGGAAGAGGCTTCCGTGAGCGACTTCAAGGTCTCCTGAGAACCGTTCGGGAGCGACAGGACGTAGGCCAGGATGCCCCGGGCTGTGAACGAAATGCCGTGGTCACGGGCGGTTTCGCTCGGGATGATGGTCGATCCGACCGCTGGCGCGGTACGCTGAATGCGCATTGAGTACCCCTCAAGCCGTGCCCCGGGAGTGTTAGCCGCACTCGCCGGGGTGTTCTTGTTCTTGGGGTGTATCTAACTCGCTTGACGCACGTGCGTCAACCGAGTTACAGGAAACCGGCTCTCGGTGATTCCGGCAGCCGGTAAACCGGGGTGACGGAGACCGCGGCGCGCTTTACAGCTCCTCGCCGGCAAAGTCCTTAGACGCCGTGGTGTCGGTGGTTGTGGTGGTGGCGCCGGTGGCCGTGGGAGCCCTTGTGGTGGTGGTGATGACCCTTCGCCACGTGGTGATGTTCATGGACGCCCTTGTGGTGGTGGTGCCCGCCCTTAGCGACATGGTGGTGTTCGTGCACGCCGATGTGGTGGTGATGACCGCCAGGCGCCATGTGCCGGTGACCGTGGTTGCCCGCGTGCGGGTGATGACCACCGGAAGCGACATGGTGATGAACGTGGGCGCCCGGCCTGGGGTTGTGGTTGCCCTGGTGCGGGTGCCGATGCACGACCGAGCCCGGCGAATGCGGGTGGTGAACATGAGCCGGAGGCCGCACGCGACGAACGCGGGCTACCCGGTGGACGCCCGGCACCCTCGGAACGCGTGGAACCTTGGTTGCGACGTATCGAGGCATCGGGCCTCCTCTCGTTGGTGTGCGGGAGACCCGGGGGAATCCCCCACTCAACCCCGGGCCTCAACCGCTGTCCCCCGGCCGTACCCCCGCGCCGGCCGGAAGCTGTAAAGCGGTCCGCGGAACTACGCGGAGATGATTGCTGCGATGTCCAAGGCGCCCGTGTCCTGCTCGGCGATGGACAGGCGGGCCCGCGACGCGGGCGTGAAGCCGAACTGAGAGCCGTATTTGTTCATGAGGTCCGCCGAGTCCCGCGCGATCTGCGCGGCCGGATGCTTGACCATCTCGCCGTTCCGGCCGGTCGATGTCGGCCCCTGCTCCGCGAGCTGACGTGAAGCGGAGACGTAGGAAGCCCACGCCTGGCAGTACACGACGAGCGCGGCCCGATCCACCAGGGCCGTCAGGCCGAGCGCCGCCAGCTCCGGCACGACGCGCCGCCACTCCTCCAGCGCTTCCCCGTCCAGCCAGTCAGGCGGAACAGGCTCGCCGCGCGTCGGCTGGGGTTCGTTCTCAGGCAACGGCCTCTTACCCGGATTACCGGTCAGGATTTTTAGGTGGGTCGGTTTCGGGAGAGGCCCCGGCATGAGATGTCACCCCCTCGGGCGGTTGTGCTTCCGGCTGTTGCACGAACGGCAGAGAACCTGA